GCGTCGGCCGGCGCGCTCTGCTGCCGGGCCGCGACGCGGTCCAGGAGCGACCCGCCCTGCGCGCGGCGCTTGTCGGACAGCAGGCGGGTGACCTCGGCCTCGGTGAAGCCGGCGTACCGCAGGCCGTCCTCGGTGTCCCCGAGCCACGGGAACACCGTCGAGAGCTTCACCAGGGCGTCGGCGGCGGTGACCGGCGACGTGAACGCGGGGTTCAGCCAGTTCGTCTGGATCGCGCGCAGCTCGGCCGGCGCCTCGGTCAGCCCGTCACGGACCATGACGACCTTGCGCGCGACCTGCCGGAGGGCAGCACCGAGGACCTTGGTGGTGGCGCGGGCCTTGACGATCAGGTCCTTCTCCGCCGCGTACAGGGCCTCCGCCGACGGCGGGTTGTCCTGCACGATGCCCAGCGAGCTGATCGGCAGCCCGGTCTCCCCGGAGAACTGCGAGGCGTACATCCGGTACTGGTCCATCAGCGGCTGCATGGTCATCTGCGGGAACTGCTGGATCGAGGGGAGCTCGCCCTCCTCGTCGCGGGTGATCGCGAGCATCCGCTCGATCGTGGCCTGCCACTTGCCCCGCCGGAACGCGTCCTCGGCGACGCCGATCGCCGCCATGCGCGGCACGGCGTAGAAGTCCCCGCCGATCTCGGTCCGCACGATCGTGGTCAGCGCGTGGTCGGTGATGTTCATGACCGGGCGGGAGATCCGCGAGCGCCCGAACGGTCGGTCGAGCTGCGGGTCGTAGGCCAGCGGCTCGACCAGCACCTCGTTCAGCGCGGCGGGGCGTCGCTCGGCCACCCAGGAGCCGGACGGGCGGCGGGTGCACAGCAGCACCAGGCCCGGCAGGTAGACGTCCATCGCCTTCGGGTTGCCGTTGTCGTCCACCGCGGTGACCGCGAGCGCCGCGCTGACCGCGCGCCGGCGCTTGTCCCACAGGCCGGCGGACCACTCCGCCGAGCGGGGCATGATCAGCACGGCAGGCTCGGCGGCCTCCTGGTCGCCGCGGGCGATCGTGATGAACGAGCACGAGTGCTTGAACGCCGAGACGATCGCCTGCGGCAGGTCGAGGTCGAACCGGTTGCGGTCGAGCAGCTCGGTCAGCCCGAACGGGTCCTGCTGCTGCCCTGAGGAGACGAACCCGTCGAAGACCGTGCGGTCCGCCAGGCCGCTGACGGCCTTCTCCGGCCAGCCGAGCACGGCCTTGATGCGGTGGAACGCCTCGGCCGGGATGTTGCCCGTCGGCTTCAGCGGCATCTTGCCGTCGTAGTACACCGACCGCAGGAGGTTGCGCGGCTGCTTCGCCCGCCACGTCGCGACCAGCGAGCGGATCGTGTCGAGCTCGGCGGCGGTCACGTTCGTCATGAACCGCGGCAGGGTGTCCAGCACGGACGACGCGGTGGAGGCGATCACTACAGCACCTGTGCCTTCCGTCCGGGACGTCTCTTGCTTGTGCGGGCGCCCCACAGGGCCAGGGAGGCGGCTTCGGTCGGTGTCTCGTCGCCGTCGTCGGTCGTTGCGGCCCAGCCCCACGAACCCGATGTCCCGCGGGCGGTCTTGTTGCTCACCGCGATCGAGTCGTCGAGGGCCTTCTGCCCAGGCGTCGCCAGGTGGGTCAGCGGCAGCGGCGTCCCCGGCATCTCTGTGGCGGTGGAGCGCGCGGCCCGGACGGTGTCCAGGAGCATCGCGCACGCCGTGAAGTAGTCCTGGCTCGTCGCGACGTGGATGCACCGGGCGCTCACGCCGCGCGTGCGCAGCGCGTCGGCGAGGATGCCCGCGCCGGCGCGACCGGAGATCACGATCGTGGCGGTCTTGCGCCACCGCTCCGCGAGCCAGTCGGCCAGCGGGCCCACGCCGGAGTCCGTCGGGCCGCTGTAGGCGCCCACGAGCTCGACGTGCACCCCGTCGGCGTGCTTCATCGCCCCCGAGACCGCGACTCGGGACCCGTCGGCGGAGAACGCCACCCCGAACGACGGCGTGCCGTCCTGCGGAGGCTCCGTGATGCCGAGGGCGTCCCACTCGGCCGCCGTGATCGTGCGCTGCGCCTCGGCGTCTGCGGGCCACAGGCCGAGGCGGTCCTGCCCGAAGCGCTCCGGGGAGTACGTCTCGCACTCGCCCTGGACGACCTCGTGGTTCATCCGGGTGTTCCACGCCGGGTTCGCCGACCAGCACACGTACTCGACGGCTGGGGACCAGCGGCGCGCCTCGAGGTCGGCCTTCGCCGCCGCGTACTCCTTGGACTCCGGGTCCGCACCCCACTCGCACCATGCGGCGGTCGTCGACTTCCCGCTGATCGCCGCGTCCCGGACCGACTCGAAGACCTCCGAGTCGTCCTCTTCCTGCGGCGCGGTCCCCAGGAGCCAGACCTGCGGGTTGGGCATCGCGGACATCGTCGAGTTGATCGACGTCCACGCCCGCGCACCGAGGATCTGCGCCTCGTCCAGCATCAGGCAGTCCGAGGAGAAGCCCTTGCCGCCAGCACCCGAGCGCGCCTTGAACTGGATCGTCGCGCCGTTCGTGAACTTCACGTGCTCGCGGTTCAGGGCGTTCATGACCGACTTCACGCGCGCCTGCAGCGACGCGTTCGCTTCCGACTCGATGATCTCCATCAGCTTCGCGAACGCTTCGCGTGCTGTGTCCTGCTGGTGCGCGGAGATCACGATCTTCCGCTCACCGAACAGCAGGGCGCCGGCCAGGGCCCGCGCCACCAGGAGCTGGGACTTCCCGTTCTGCCGCGGGACGGTCACGCCCACCCGCTTCGCGGCCCAGGTGTTGTCTCGGCGCTCGCCCATCGCGGCCTGCAGGATCTGCTCCTGCCAACCGTCCAGGGTCACGCCGAACGCGGCCGACAGGTCAGCCACGTCCTCCCAGGAGTTAGCCCGCACCCCCTGCGGAACGACCAGGACGCGCCGTGGCGCCTCCCCGAGAAGCGCGACGGGCGGCGAGGTCGTCAAGCGGGTCCCTCGCCTTCTCGGCCGCGCCGGACATGTTGGCCTTGCCGAGGCCGAGCTGGGTGAGGATGCCGCGCAGGGCGTTCGCCTGCTGGCGCGCTTCGCTGAGGCAGTCGTCGAGGGTGACGGTGATCTCGTCGCCGGCTTCGGTGTTGGTCCGGAAGTGCATCAGCTCGATCCACTCGGACTTGCCGGTCACGATGCCGTCGATCTGGTCCAGGCGGTCCATGATCCGGCAGGCCTCGACGACCAGAGCTGCCACCGCGGGGTCCACGGCAGACGCCGCAGCCATGTGTTCGCGGAAGCGCTCTGCGGAGGACTTCACGTGGGGCCTCCCTACAGGCGGTCGAGGGTGACCCGGATGAAGCGCTCGCGGGTGTAGCGCTCGACGCTCACGCCGTCGATCACGCGCTTCCAGCCGGGCTGCTCGCCGGCCTCGACGAAGACGTGAGCGCCATGACCCGAGGCGGACCTCTCAACCAGGAGCACCCGTTCCGGGACCGCGGCGACGAACGTCCGGACCTGGTCGTCGGTGCAGTGGTCGAGGTCGTAGCAGCCGAGGCCGCCACCGAGCATCACCCCGAGGCCGTCACCGGCGGACGACCGGCGGACCTCGTCCAGCGTCGCCCACGTCCAGCGCTTCGTGCTGGACGCCCACCGCCCGTCGCAGCGGATCGGGCGCTTGCCGTCCGCGCGCACCCACCGCCGACCCCGCATCTCCGGGGGCACCTGGCGGTTCCGGTACGCGCGCTGTCGACATGCCGACGAGCAGTGCGAGCGAGGGCGCCCCGGGCCCGCGAGCGTCGGCAGCTCGACTCCACACGGGCACGTCCTCATGCCCTTCAGTCTAGCGTTACGAAATACCCCACGCCACCAGCCCCGATCCATTTCGGGGCTCGGCGTGATCGGCGAAACCGCAGGTCACGAGCTCTGTGTGTGAAAGGGCGCTATGCCTCCGGGGGCGCCTTCCCGGTGGGGGGAGGGGGTGGTGCCCCCTCGCGGTCGGGACCGGCCCCCCTGGGTCACCAGATGTCGGAGGCGATGACGGGGGTTGTGGCGGTCGTCTTCGGTGTTCGTCGTCCGTCGCCGCGCTGCTGGTTGCACCAGCGGTGGAGGAGTCGCGTGTTGTCGCGGCTGGTGGGTGAGCCGCCGCGGCTGATGGGGATGATCTCGTCGACGACTGGTGCGCGGTCGTCGAGGTGGTGGAGCGTCCGGTCGAACTCCTCGCCGGGCCACGGACAGCCGGGCCAGGTGCAGGTGCCGCCTTGGGCGAGGAGGGTGGCGCGGCGTTGGCGTCGGCGGTGGCCGTTGGCGTACCGCGGGTTGCGGGCCACGGCGCCTCCCTGGGTGCCCCTGGGTGGGAGTGTCCAGGGTGGGGTCGGCGTGCGAGGCCCCCCGAGGGTTTGTCTGTGGCCGATCAGGCTTCGGCGGCCATGTCGGCCTTGCGAGCGTCGGCCGCTGCCCTGCGTGCCTGGCGCGTCGACTGCCGTGCGTTGACCTGTGCTGGGAGCTGGTAGACCTCAGCGAGAACCACCGACATGAAGTCGAGCACGTCCTCCGCGTCCTCCGAAGTCGTGGGCTCCACGAAGTCGCCGTGCGCCATGTCGTTGCCTAGGTGACGGATCTCGTGCGCGCTTGACTGGATCAGCGGACGAATGTGGCTCGCCTCCGCGAGGGCATCGATCTTGTCGGCGAGGACGCCCTTGACTATCCCCTTGTCCTTCGCGACGGCCTCCACGACAGACCGTGCGAGCAGGATTGCGGCGCGATAGGAGCGGATGGAGTAGCACGCGTAGGCCTCGGACGCAGCATCGGCGATCCACTCGGGCACGTCGTCGAACCTCCGTCCGAGAACATGCTCGGGCAGCCATCGCAGCATCGCGTCGGGGATGTCCATACGGGCGCGTGCGTGGTGGGCGAGGTTCACGCTGCCGTGGCCGTAGGACGACATGCCGATACTCACGAACCCGCACTGGTCGCACTGGAAGACGCCGAACCAGGCGTAGTTCCGCTGGGGAGATCGCGAGGACGTCCGTTCCGTCACTGGATCGAGCAGCAGCGTCTGGTGAGCGTCCGTCGCACAGTTCCAGCAGACCCGGGATGCCATGGCCGCACCTTATCGAGTCGCTAGTTGTCTGAGCGATGAACACAAAGGCCCGGCGCTCGCGGTGGTTCACCGGTGCGTCGGGCCTTGGAGACACGTCACCCGTATTTCCAGTGACAGCCAGGACCGTACCACTGGCGGGTCACGTCCGCCATGCGCGACACGCCGGGCGGTCTCAGGCGTCCTCCCTCCGTTGGATCGCAGCCGTGACGTCGCTGAGCAGCTGCACTAGTTGCCTCTGCTCGCGCCGGAGCGCCGCGAGCTTGTCGGCGTCGTCGTGCCTCGCGATCCGCTCCCAGAGCTCGTGTTCCCACGGGAGCCACTCGCGTGGGCTGTTGGCACGCTCAACGTCGCGGCGGATCTGCTCGGACAGGCCAACCGCGGCGCGGTCGGCGCGCGCCTGGGTGAGCGCCCGCTGATCTTCAGACATGCGGATGCCGACGACGCCACGGACCGCCATCAGTCGGCCCTCCGGGCGGCGTGGGTGACAGCGACCGCGGCGACGACCGCCCAGGCGACCCCGACCGCGGCGAAGGCGAGTGGGTAGCGGTCGCCGGCAAGCATCGCCATGGCCGCGATGATCAGCCCGCTGACGAGGCTGGTGCCGACGGCGCGGTCTCGCAGGATCTTGTGCATGACCTTCTCCTTCCTGGTGGTGCGGTGGGAGGATGGCGGGCCGGGCCCGGAGGTACTTTCTCTACCTCCGGGCCCTTGCCGTCACTTCCGGTGACGGCCTCTGCGTGGTGGGTCTCGCCGGTTCCATCCGTTGACGGTCTGGATGACCGAGACGATGAGTCCTGCGATCGCGACCACCAGGGCCGCTACCTCCATCGCACCACCTCCCCTCTGCTGTTGTGTTTAACAGTCTAGCGGCGGCGGGGCGTAGTGTCAAACACTTCCCGGCCATCAGGTGGCGCTCGGTCCGCCCTTCCTGAGCCGCGCCACGACGTCCCTGAGCCGGTAGAGGTGCACACCGCGGACGTCGCACCCGCGTTCGGGCAGCTCGCGCTCGGCGCCGAGTTCGGCGCGCTCGCGGTCACGCTTGATCCACACGTTGAGGGTGTTCCGCTTGAGATCGGGCAGGATGCGGCGGGCGTCATCGAGGGTGACGAGCGCGTCGGGGTTCGTCTCCGGCAGGGCGTGGAACGTCGTGCGGAGCGCCCGGGCGAAGTGCGCGGCGGTCGGCCAGGTGATCCGGCAGCCGGCGCAGGTGTGGGCGTCGTCGAGCCCGCAGTCGGTCCACCGCTGCAGGACGGTGCCGCCGCACTCGGGGCACGGGACCTCGCTGCGGACGGGGGCCTTCGACGCGCCCGTGAGGAACCGGAGGCGCCCGATGAGGCCGCGGACGTCGTCGCGGTACTCGGTCCAGGTCGCGGCGTGCTGGGCGGCCCAGGC